CAGACGCGCCAGCCAATGCAACGGGTGCGCTAGTGTTAGAAAAACTGATTTCGCCAAGATTGCCGTCACCAACTTGGTAACCGCTTGCGCCGTTTGGAAGTGCCATGATAATTTCCTTCAAAAAGATTTAAAAAACGCCCCCGAAGGGGCATTAGGTTTAGCCCCAGATGCGGCAGGCCATTTGTGGACGGATGGTGCTGAAGCCGTACAGAACGTCAATACGGCAAGGCATACGGTCGTTGTTGATGTCGTACTGACGAACAACGCGCAGGCTGATACCGTTGTGAACGGCACGAGCAGCCATGTCAACGCCTTGTGGCAGCAACAGGTCAGCAGTGGCGAACGTGATGGCATCCTTGTGGTAAACCAAGTTCTGAGCGTACTGAGTAGAAGCAGTGCCCACGAAGGTCACAGTTCCACCAGTTGCAGGCAGCACATCTACAGTAGCCAGAGCGTGGTTGGCCGAGTACATCGGAGCAACAGTCACAGTCCAAGTACCAGACGAAGCGGTGGCATCAGCCAGAGCAACGAACTGGAACAGCGAACCAGTGGACTCACGGGTCTGTGGGTTGACAGCATTGCAAGCACTGACCGTGAACACGTCACCAGCTTTGATGGTGGTAGACACAGAGCCTTGTTCCAACAGAATGGTAGAAGCGCCTTCGGCAGTAACGCCTGGGGTCTTAACCAGTGTAGAAGCGGTTGCGCTACGTGAACCAGTGGTGTGCTGCTTGATCGACTGAGACATGTTGATCTCGTCAAAGCCCAACACGCCAGTGCCCATCATGCCGTTTTTGAACTGCTTGGAGATAGTGTCGGTCGGATTGAACAGACCTTTCATACCTTCAACCAGACCGGCGTTGGCCGCTGGGTTAACAGTAGCGTAACGTGGCGACATCACAGCAGCGTTTTCGTTCAGCTTCTGTTGGGCTTGGAGCAGCACCAGCGAAGTCGAAGGAGTTGTGCCAGGCGTGCCAACGGTGTTACCGATGGTTTTGTACGCATTGGCAACGTCAGCATCAATGCTGGAGGCCAACTGGCTGATACGCGGCTTGAGAACACGCTCTGCGAAGTCGTCCAATTGCATGGTCAATTCAGCAGATGTGAAGTTGACACCAATGTGCTTTTGGGTAGAAACAGCCAGAGTGGTGAACTGCTCGTTGTCGTCCTGAACTTGCAGGGCGGCGCCGTCAGTAACCAGAGCGCGGTCAGGCAGACGGATACGCAGTGTGGAGCCAATTTTAGCGCCTTCAACAGCAAAGCTGTCGTCGTACTGGCGATTGACGTTACGGGTGAGCACCAGGTTGTTCTCAAGAATTTCGAGAGCTTTCCGAGTGATCATGTCGATGGTAAGAATCGAGTTTGACATTTGTAAATTTCCTAAAAAAAGTTAGCGGATACGTTGTGCTTCCCACTTCTTCATCTGGCGTGCCCTATCAGCTTCAATCCACTGCGAGGCCGTCATGCTCTTAATGGAGCGTGGGTCTGTAGTGTCAAGTGCTGGCGAGCCAGAGGCTCGGGCAGTAACAGGCGAAATCGGCGTTGGCGCTGACGTTGTTCGTTTGACCGGGGGTTCTGCGGCCAATTTGGCCTCAATCTTCCCAATCTCTTTTGCCTGACCGAGTGGCGTCATACGTGCGATGCGTTCCGCGTCTTTGGGGTTAGAGCCGAGATAGTAAGCTAACTCAGGCCCAATGTCCGAAGACTGGATCGTTTCAGCCATCACGTTCGTGATCGGCAGTTTTGGGTTGTAGGCGACTTGTTCAAAGTCATCGTACTTGTCCCGCGCTGCTTCCTCAAGTTCCTGATAGCTTTCGAGAATAGCGGAGTGCTGCTTGGCGGCTTCACGCTTTGCAATCAGTTCTTCAGCCTTTTGTAACGTCAACGCTTCCGTGTACGCTTCGGTAGACTCAAACTGATCAGCGGATGCTGCGGGGGCGGCTCTCAGCGTCTGTTGTTCAGACTGACGCTGTGCTTGATCTCGTTCCCACTTACGTTGCTCTCTTGCGAGGCGTTTGCCAATAGCTGCGTCAAGTTCCTCTTGCGAGAATGTCTTAGCTGCTGCTTCTGGCGTTTCCGGCGTTTGAACATCAGTCGCAGGTGCAGCCGTTGCTTCCTGTTCTGGCACGGGTAGTAACTCCGCTGGTACTTCTTCTAACATTTATGAATCCTTGGATTCCTCGGTCAACCTGGCCGATACGGTTTTTACAAATATATCAGATATTTAGGCTAAACACTAATTTCAACCCAAGATAGTGTTTCCTCGCGCCATGCGTACCGTTTTCCGTCAATAGGCATTGGGATTGGAGCAGACCAAAGGCAAGTTTCCTCGCTCAATGTCCAACTTGGGTATGGCTGTGGTGGAATAAACGCATCACGTTGGCTGTCATAGGCATAGCCAATTCCAGCATAATTTTTGCGTAATGGCGTGTTGCCATTTGCATGAACACCGCCATGCGTGTTGTAAGAGGTCTGAACCCATCCAGCACCAAACAAGCCAAAGTCAATAACATCTTGCTCGGCAACGATGACCTTGGTAACAATTCCATTTTCAATTTTTGCAAAGTGCGACATTATTTTCCTTAAATTGGAACTAAGGAACTAGATGAATTGAATGTGTGGATAGTGTTGCCACCAGAAGTAGTGACTGTGCCGCCAGTAAATTTTTGCGAGCCAGCGTAAGAAACAATAACAATACCAGAGCCACCCGCGCCGCCTGTGCCGCCTGTGCCAACTCCAGCTAATTGACCATTACCGCCCCCGCCGCCTCCAGTGTTTGCGCTTCCTGCTGTTGCTGTGACATTGTTGCCAAGTGCGCCCGCGCCGCCGCCGCCACTGCCACCTGTACCCGCTGTTTTGGTTGATATTGCACCGCCGCCACCACCGCCAGCGTATGTGACACTTGAGCCAGAGATTGAGGATGCAGTTCCAGCACCGCCATTGCCAGCCGCTGTAAGCCCACCATTGCCCCCAACTGCACCCGCGCCGCCGCCTCCACCCCCTACTTGACCTGAACGATTGCCGCCGTTATTACCCTGGCCAACAGTTCCAGTACCAAAAGTTTCTGTGCCAGCACTATCAGAAGCACCGCCACCAGAACCGCCACTTCCCGCAGGAGTTCCCTTAAAAGAACGACCACCGCCTGTTGATGTAACGGTTGATAAAACAGAATCTGAACCATTTGTTTCGGCAGCGCCACCAGCACCAACTGTAACCGTGTATGACACTGTAAGAGTTAAGGGAGTCGTACCAGTAAGTAAGCCGCCCGCGCCACCGCCACCAGTAACCCAACTGCCGTTTGAAGAACCACCACCACCGCCGCCAGCAACGACTAAATAAGATGCACTAATAGCCCCAGCGCTAGTCAACAGGAAATTTTTAGCGGCAAACATTATGGTGTGTACCCTTGAGCAATCGAGCCATACCAGTTTGTGCCGTCAGCAATGAAGGTCAGGATGTCCATTTTGCCAGCAGTTGCTGTAATGGTTGGAGCGCCAGCCGTACCAAATTTTACGCCCGTAAATGTTGCCGTGCCGTTGCCAGTGGTTGCGGCCTGTTTAAGCAGCAGCACAAAAGACTTGCCAGCCGTAGCAGTTGGCATGGTAAATGTGCAAGCTGTGGACGCTGTTAGGGTCGCAGTCTGCACCGTGCCGTTGGTCAAAGCAATGGTGTTTGTGGTGGTCACTGTGCCAATGGCAACAACGGCCTCAACATAGCCGGTTACCGTTGGGTTGGTAAACAGGCCGTTAACGCTCACCTTGACGGTTGCGCTGCTTTGCACAATCGGCAATACCTCAGTGCCCGCAAGGGGAACGGACGCGCTCGATAGAGCAGAGATTTTCTTATCAGCCATTTATCACTCCAAAAGAATTAAGCCGCCATCTTCTTGCACCAGATTGTCGCCAATTTCGGTCAAAAGATTGCCCTGCACCGTTGCGCTGGCATACCCAGACAAAAGGGAAATAATGTTGCCAATACCAATGGCAACACCGTTTCGAATAGGAATGCCAAAGTAACTCATTGTGAGTTTATTGGTTTGCAGTAGATCGTGCCGCCAGTAGACACTTGGATTGCACTTACGCGCCACTGACCGCTAACGCTGGTGGGCACTTTAAATGGAATCGGTGTAAATGGGGGGATGGGTGTGCTATCTGTTGTAGCCGTAACACCTTCGCCGACCAACACATAGCACGCTTGGTCAGACCAGACCACAACGCCTTGGGGGCCAGCAGACCATGTGCCCGTCACACCAGCAGAGCCGGTGTACGAAATAGATTTGGCTGGAAAATTAGCATCTGCCAAAGGGTTTAAAAGTTCCATGATGTTTCCTTATGCCAAAAATTTCAATTTGTACAAAGTCCGCAGATAAATCTCAACGATATTATCTATCAACTGTTGTAGTGATGAGT